TACCAAACAGTACAACGCCATGATGGCACGATCCGCCGCCGCTAAGGCAGACGTTGCCGCTGGCACCGAGATCCTGACCCCTGCCCCTGAGCGTGGACAGTGGGGGATCTGGAACATCAGCGACCGCGACTGAGCGGCAGACCGACTAGGATACACACAACAAACAAACACACACCATGATCAGCAACTACAACGGTTGGGCAAATTTCGAAACCTGGAATGCTGCCCTGTGGATTGGTAATGATGAGTTTCTCTACAACACTGCCAAGGCATGTGTAGAGTTCTGCTCTGAAGATGAGACCCCATGGGATAAGTTCCAACGCTGCATGATGGAGGGGCAGATTGGTCGTTTCATCGGTCAAACTGGCGACGGTGTTGAGTGGGACAACGTGAACATTGATGCCGATGAGATGAATGAAATGATGGCAGATCTTTGACCCATTCTTTACATCAACACCATGACTGACAAACAACTCAAACGCCTTGCACTTGCCAACGGTTGGATTAAAGAACGCAATGGGAGTAAGCATGAGAAATGGGTGCATAAATCAGGCAATGTGATGACTATTCCCTACAGACCAAAGGAACACACAGCACGACACATTGCGAGGCGATTAGTGACACTTAGCGCCTGACAGTAAGGTATACCCAGGGGGCAGTGATTTGCCCCCCTTTATTGTTACTTAAGGTCGCCAAGCGGTTTCCAAAAACGCATGACTCCCCTAACCTACAAAAGTATCCAGACGACCGATAAATATTTTTGAAAATGGTTTTTTGAAAACCTCAAAACGAAAAAAATTTCCCGCCAAAAAAATCATGCAAAAACCTTTTGATAACTTTGAAGCAATTCTGAATGACTTTGACGGATTTTGCGATGAGTTCGAAACACGCGCCGCTGAGGCATTTATGAGAGGAGACAGTAATAATGGAAACATCGTCAGAGCAGCTACAGACAAACTTGGAGGAGAAACTCCTAGTGTTGTTACAGAGATTAGAGAACCTAGAGATGAGGGTTTCGGCGCTGGAGAGACCCACGTTAGCGTATCGCAGACCGAGTGCGAATGAATACGAAACACTCTCAGACACTCTAGACTATCTTCATAATAACGTTGAGGGGATTAAAAAAGACCTTCTAAGAGTTGCAAAAGCAGTCTAATGGCAATACCCTTCATAAACATCTTAGCACCCTCCCTGGGCGGTATAGGACCGATTGAAGCAGCAGACTTCAATAGGTTAACGAGGTTAAATGGGAATGGTATCCCATTTTATGCTGGGAGGTTTTATCCCAAAGATTCGACGGGTATTTGGATTGAACGCGACGGACTTAAGAATCAGATTGGATTTATTGCAGAGACACCTCCGTGGTATTGTTGGGAGAACATTGACCCTACCCAGATTTGGATGATTGCTGGTATACCCCAGGAGAAGATTATCACAACCACTACCAGTATTGTCCGAATTGACTGGTGGCCTAGGGAGGAGGAAGATGGACTCCCAGAGAGCAGTGCGCCGAACGGTTGGGATTATGCCCCGAATGACTGGGAGGAATCTCGTGCTCGGGCAGGCTGGGGATGGGGTCCTGCTGGAGGCATCTCTACAGTGCTTAACACAGACTCTTTAGACCCTTTGGTAGAGATTCAGAATGATTTGATACCTCCGTTGCTTTTACAGGGTTCTGTGGGCATCAGTGGCATTCAGGGGCGATGCTCCGAGTATGCATTCTTCGACCAAGAGTTGAAGTATATGAATGGTACGGGGTTGAATCAGAATGCTTTTGATAATGCGTTTTACGCCGAGAACTATCCAGATGGTTATAGAGACTTATGGAGGTTACGTTCTGATGGTGCATGGAAGAAAAGCAACGCCGATGTGCCAAATGAAGGAATCTTAGAGTTCCCTACACAGAGTAATGGATATATGCCCCCTGGATGGGTACGAGACAGCGCCGATGAACTTCCATACCTTACAAGCGCGATCACCGACCCGCTGCTGGCAAATAGGTATGGCACAGAGTATTGGAATGAGTATACTCGGTACAATAGTAATGGACCTAGTGCTAGAATGGGTCAATTGTTAGAAATTAGTCCTACATTATTTGATACAGTAGTCTATACGATCAAAGTATCGTGTGTTACTGTAACAATTCAGGATCCACCAGATGATGTTGTACTAGAAGCACAACTTGCAGGAGGAGATGTATCATTGGGTGATTATCGTTTAGGTCTGTCTGATACTCTAGCGAACAATCTATTGAGTAATGTTTGGTATTTCTATTGGCCAGTACGATTTGATGCACGTTATGCAGAGTTTCGTAATGAGTTCCTTCTAAATAGGGCAGGTATTGAATACCAAGGTTTTGCGCCACCATGACAATTCAAATTGGTTTAGCAGGTGCTCCCCTTAGTTCACATGGACACCAACCACCTACTCCATTACCAGCACCTGCAGGATTTTCTTCCAATGTGTTTGTGAATGGGCAACCAGTGCATCATGTTGGTAATACCATGATTATTCATCCGATTCCTGGTACATTTCCTCCAATTCCCCACCTTCCACCTGATGTTATCATTGAAGGATATACTACAGTATTGTGTAATGGAACACCACTTGCAAAGTTTTTAAGTAAAACACAGCATGGTTCAATGGTAATGCAAGGTAGTAGAAACGTATTTGTAAGAGATGTAAATATTGCTACATGGATTGCAGGATCTGATGGAGGAGCGACAGCACCTCCCACACCAGCAGAATAATATGCTATAATATTGGAGTCAATCATTTTTAAACTATGGCACGAGCAAAAGTTGGTCTTAGCGGTAAGAAGATCATTGAGTCGAAACCCAAAACCACGCGACAGGGCAGCAGCAAGAACACGAAATATTCTGCTACCAGTCGTAATTCTGCTAAGAAGCGTTATCGCGGTCAGGGACGATAAATACTCATAGAGATAGCAACCTCTCTAAAAGTTCTGGAAACAGACTTTAGAGAGGTTTTTTCAATGGGACTATTTCCAGTAGACAAAAGTGAAGAGTTTATTGAAGAAGGTATGACACTGATCACCGAAACAGACAGTGATCGCCTTCTAGATGCCGCTGCAAAGCGTCGTAGGTCAAAGATGAAGGAAGAACTATACCCATTGCCTGAAGACCGCCTTGAGCGCCCTTGTGGAGGAGCGGGCGGTTTTGATGATTTTGTAGAGCGTTGGCACGAGTGAATAAATAATAGCAGCCTATTGCTGCGTCTCAATGCCTGAATTTCAGACATTCAAAGATTTGAGTGTTACATTCAAACAACACCCTGTAACCGATGATATGATCGCGGTAAAGGATAATGCAGCTATTGTACAATCAATAGCAAATTTAATCCTTACACAAAAGGGAGAGAGACCATTTCAACCTGATATTGGATCAGAACTAAGGAAAACTTTGTTTGAACCATTAGATTATGCTTCTTCTGGTCTAGTTAAGTCGGAAGTTGGAAGAGTTCTGAGGAAATATGAACCCAGAATTACCATCGATAGTCTTGTTTGTCGTCCACAATACATGGACAATGGATATCAAGTTGAATTAACTTATACGATTGTTGGTAGGGATGACGCACCAGTAACTGTAGACTTCTTCTTAGAGCGTACACGATAATGCCTTATACTCAAGTTTCTAATTTAGACTTTGAAGATATTAAATCTGCTCTAAAAGATTATCTTAGAGCAAATTCAGATTTTACTGATTATGATTTTGAGGGTTCGGTATTATCGACTCTTATTGATACACTCGCTTATAACACGTATTATACGGCGTTTAACACCAACATGGTGGTCAATGAACTATTCATTGATTCTGCCACCTTGAGGGACAATGTGGTGGCACTTGCGAAGCAATTAGGATATAGACCTAAAAGTGTTACCTCTCCAATTGCATATGTAAATTTTACTGTTAATTACGCATCCCCAACAACCGATACTCAACTTATTTTGAGAAGAGGCACGGGATTTGTTGCAAATTACGATAATACAATTTATCAGTACATTACAGAAAATGATGTCATAGGACAGGTTATTAATAATACTGCAGTATTTACTGATGTTCCAGTAAGAGAAGGAACAAGACTTACTAGTACATTTACAGTTAATAGTTCATTACTCAATCAAAGATTTATTCTTGACAATAGAAATATTGATACAAATACCATCAAAGTTAGAATCTTTCCTGGTGGTGGATCATTTAACGAAGAATATCAGATAGTAGAAAATATTCTTGGAGTTGATAGCAATTCAAAAATTTTCTTCTTAGAAGAAGTTGAAGATGAGAGATATGAATTGATTTTTGGTGATGGTGTTCTTGGAGCAAGATTAGAGAACGGAACAACTATTGAAGTTACTTACATCACAACTTCTGGATCTGCATCTAATGGAGTAAGAAGTTTTGTTTTCTCTGGTGTTTTAGAAAATCCAGCTGGTGCATCTCCAAATGCTTCTGCTGTTGTAATTAATTCTGTAATTCCTGCATCTGGTGGAGAAAATTTAGAATCAACTAAAAGCATTAAAAAGAATGCTCCTAAGATTTACGGCACTCAGGACCGTGCTGTAACGCCCTCTGACTACGATGCAATCGTTCGTAAGGTATATCCAGCAACTAGTGATATCATCATCTTTGGAGGCGAAGATCAAGACCCACCAGAGTATGGTAAGGTATTCATTGTATTAAAACCAAAGGATGCTACTTACTTAACATCAGTAACAAAACAAGAAATTATTAAAGAACTTGAGAAATATGTTGTTGCTTCTGTAGAACCTGTCATTGTTGATCCATCAGTTCTGTATGTTGAAATGACAAGTAAAATTTATTATAACAGAAATACAACAGATCAGACTACTGCACAAATTAGAGATAAAGTAATTGCTGCGGTTCAAAATTATATTGATGGTTCAGACACAGAAAAATTCAAAGGCAAATTTAGATATAGCAAATTTGTTGGTGTAATTGATGATGCTGACAAGAGTATTAACTCTAATTTAACTTCTGTAATGATGAGAAAGGATTTTTATCCCCAACTTAATGCAACTTTCTATTACGAGATTTGTTTCCAGAATGCGTTTGACATTGATTGTGATGAATCAGTTCTTTCGTCCACTGGATTTAGAGTCACTGAGTATCCAAATTTTGATGTTTACATTGAAGATAGGGATGGTAAAATTGTCCTATATAGACTAGACGCCGTAACTGGCGAAAAAGTTGTCCTTGACAAGGAAGTTGGGGACATTGATTATGAAAAAGGTGAGTTGAGATTGTACAATATGACTATCATTAAAGGTAGTTTCTTTGATAATAGAATCTCAGTTAGAGTAAAACCACTATCTAATGATATTCAGGCACTCCGCGAGGTTTATCTGGACGTTGATGTAGCGAATTCAAGTTTCACCGCATATAAAGAGTAAGTAAATGGCTGTTGTTAAGACCAAGAGAATTTCAACTCTAATTGAGTCTCAGCTTCCTGAATTCATTGCTACTGAATATGAACTGTTTGCTAAGTTCGTTCAGAAGTATTATGAAGCACAGGAAGTTCAAGGTGGAACTTTGGATATCATTAGCAATATCCAAAAGTATACAGATATTGATTTTTACGAAAAAAAGATTCTCAAACAGAATGATACTCTTGCTGTATCTATTTCTGATACCGATACCACAATTATTGTAAATGATGCGAGTTCATTTCCAACAAAAAATGGTTATATTAGAATTAATGATGAGATTATCTTTTATTCTGATAGAACCAATACAGAATTTTTAAATTGTTCTAGAGGTGTAAGTGGAAATACAACTCTAGGAGATCTATACACCAAGTCAAATTTTACAAGCACAGAAGCAGCATCTCATAATGCTAATGCAAACGTATATAATATCAGCAATCTGTTTCTGTATGCTCTTGTAAAAAACTTTGAGTCTCAATATCTCGGTTCGTTCCCCGAGAAGTATCTTCGTGGTGAAGTTGATAAGAGAACTCTCATCAAGAACATTAACAAGTTCTACAGAGCAAAAGGAACTGATAGTTCTATTAAGTTCATCTTCAACACGATTGTTTCTCAAGATGTAACTAATAAACCAGAAGTATACAAACCAAAAGACTTTACATATAAGGCATCTAAGTCTGATTGGGTTAATGTTTATGCACTAAAAGTAAAAGTAATCTCTGGAGACCCAACAGATCTTATTGGTAAGCAAATTGTTCAACCAGAAACTGAAGAGTATGGTTATGTTTCTGCTACTGTGGATAATGCAAAAGCAGAGGGTACATTTGATGGAGAGAAAATTTGGAACATTGTTCTTGCTCCAGAAACAGTCACTGGTGAGTTTGCAATCTCTACAAAAACTCGTTTAGAGAAAAATCTTTCTCAGACGGATGGTATTGGCAAAAGAATCAATGTTTTCTCTACTATTGGTTGGGGTAAGACTGGAGAAGTTTTGATTGGTGAAGAAACCATCAAGTTTGATGATAAGAATGTAACTCAGTTTACTATTAGTAAAAGAGGAAACGTTTCATATAATCATAGTGCAGGTTCTTCTGTATACAAACCAGTTGTTATTAGTGGTTCTAATGTAAAACTTTTAACTCTGGGTGTTGTATATAACTTTGAGATCAATGATTCTCATCCATATTCTGCAGTAGATGATACTATTGAAATTTCAAATCCTGGATTTGAGAGTGCAGATCCTAAGATTGTCAATACTGGATCAAACCAGACAAGATGGATTTTAAATAGAAATCTTCCAATCAATGCACCAACAGTTCCTTATGTTGGCACGCAACTCGGTCAGACATCAACAGATGTATCTGCTATTTTTGCAGATGATCAATACTATTACATTACTTCGTCTGGATATCCTTCATACAAAATTCTAGATGGTTCCGATGTTTCTCAGACTGTAGAGGATCAGAAACTTCTTCGTATCATCAGAAGACTTGCAACCAGAACAACTGAGAAGTATAAG